CCGCCAAGGCCATCACGCCAGTTATCGCGCCGTTGGTTTCTGGGCTTGCTGTGATGGGTGGCGCGGGTGCGGCGGCTGCGGCCGGCATCAACGCCACGCAATTCGCGCTCACCAAGCTCGGCCCGGCGGCATTGACTGCGGGTGTGGGGGGGTACGAGATCGGAAAATGGTTGCGCGAATCGAGCGTGTACGCGCGCCAGTTGGGTGACGCATTGGGCGGCAATCTCGCGGCGGCGGTGATTGACGTCACCGAACGCATCCGCTTGATGAAAGCGATCCTCACGCTTGATATTGATGAGCACAAACGCGCTTCCGCCGCCATTGAGCAAAACAAAGTGCAGTGGGTCGAACTGCAACGCACAATGGGCGAGGCCGGTAACGCCATTCGCGATCTTGAAATCAAGCAAGCCGCGCTGCGTAAGGGGCTTGAACAGTCTCAGGCCGCCATCGGTGCCACCGGTGCAAAGTTCACCGAAGCGTTTTCTTCGGTCGTTGAGGCGGTCGACAAGCCGCTCACGGAACTCGGTAACCGCATCAACCGCACCACCGCCTCGATCGAGGCTGCGAATGCGCGCATCGGTGCGTCCGCTGCAGCCGCGAAGGATCAATACACCGCCCAGGTCGGGCAGATTGACCAACTGCTCGCGCAGCAAACGGCCAGCATTGCGTTACAAGTCGCATCGCGCGAAATCACTGAAATCGCCGCGATCAATAAAGTCACAAAGGCCACGACCGAAGCCAACGCCGCGCGCTTGAAGGCGCTCAACGATAGCGCCAAAACCGCAATCGCCGCGTTCGACTCCGACGCCGCAGCGCGTATCGCCATTGCCCGCAAGACCGGCAGCGACATCGAAAAGATCGAAATTGAACTGCGTTCCTCGCGCATCACGCTGCTTAACGAACTGTCGGCAAAGTACAACGAATACATCACCGGCGCGAAAAAAGGCGAAGAAGACCTACGCGACAAAGTCAAGTCCGTTGACGAGCAGATTCGCAGCATCCGCAGCGCACAAGCCGATTTCAACAATCGACTCAACGCCAAGACAAGCGGCGACGTGCTCGCCTACTACGATCGCAGCAATCAGGCCGAAATTGCATTGGCTGCCGCCGCGCGCGCCACGGGTGCCGAACGCGAGAAATATCTTGAACGTGCAAAAACGTTGGCCGCGAGTTTGGGTGATGCGGTGTCCGACGCCGCCGGTCGCGAGGTGTCCGCCGATCGCGCGCGTGCCACCGCACAGTCGGTTTATGCCCGCGCCGTTGAGTTAGAGGTTCAGCAGCTCAACGAGAAAAAAGCCGCACTCCAAGCCAATCAGGAAGCGTACAGAGCCACGGGCGAAGCCGCCGTCGCCCAGGGCGTGGACATCCGCGCGCAACTCGACAAGTTGTTCCCCGAGCAAGGTGAAAAAATCACGCTGCGTCTCGAAAAAGACGACGCGCAAATCAAGTCCAAGATTGACGAGCTCAATGCCGCCGTGCTGGCGCAGGCTCCGCTGTCCTACGTTAAGCTTCAAATCGACGACGCAAAAGCCGCCTACGATGTGTTTAAGCTGGCTGTCGAGAAGAACAAACCGCAGGTTGAGATCGAAGGCAAGTTCGACACGTTCAAAGACAAAGCCGCCGAGGTATTTGCCTCGTTGCCGCAAGTGCCGGTCAAGGTCGACGATGCCCCGGCCAAGGCAGCAATTGACGCGCTCAAAACGTCGGTAACCGCGTTCTTCGCCACGAAACACGCGCTGCAATCCAACATTGACGAAATCACCGCCAAGGTAAAAGCCCTCGGCGATCTTGACACCAGCAGCACGCACACGGTATTCGTTAAATACGTTGACGCCGGCGGCAAGGCGGTAACGCCGCCCGCTGGCGCATCCGGCGCAGCCGGATTCAATTCGGGTGGCCACGTGACGGCCGCGACGGCGCGGGCTCGTGGCGGTGCAATTCAGGCGTTCGCGTCGGGCGGCTTCGTCGGCAAGGTGCCAGGCGTCGGCAACAAAGACACCGTTCGCGCGCGCTTGCGTGCGGGGGGGTTCATCCTCCGAAAAACCCCGTCTGAAATTCTGGCGGCGCTGTCGGGTGGCGGTTCAAGCGCTGATGGCGTCTTCAATCGGCTGCGTAACGGTTCGTCCACGCGCGCTATTCCATCAAACAGTCGCCTCGCGCGTGGCGTTGATGTGGGTGAGCGTGCGGATGGTTCGGTCGAGGGCATCATTGCGCGCATCGGTGCAACCGATTCTTTCAAGCGCCGCGAGCTGTTCAAGTCGATGTTCGACGAAGCATTTCGCTTGCAGGAACTCAGTATTCGCGAGTTGCGCGCAAAGTTTCCGGCGGGCTATATCGAGGGCAACGCGGAAGCCTATTCTCGCCACGCGTCTAGCTTCGCGATCAACCGTGCAATGGCGCAATACGACGGTGCGCGCGGCTCGGGCAATCGACGCCTAGCAGATACCGCAACCACCACCGCCGAAGAGTTGGCGCGTGGTATTGCAACGCCAGCGCGCGGATTGTCGCTAACTGAGCTGGGTGAGTTATTTTCAAACAGAAAAGCAATCGAGGCTTATCAAAAGGAGTTGGAGCGAGAGGCGAAAGAAAAATCGGACGCGGAAAAGGCGGCTAAAGATGCGGGCAAGCCACCGCCCGAGAAAAAGGCGGCCGGCGGTACGTTGGCTGGCGCGGGGGTGATTGATGCTTTGTTGACGCCAGGCGAAATCAGTTTCTCGCCGGAAGATGTGAAGCGCATCGGGTTGGGGCGGTTGCATTCACTTAACGCCGCCAACACGCGCGAGCAGGTCATGGCCAATATGTTGGCGTTCAACGCCGGCGGTCAAGTGCCTTCTCGCGATCAAATCATGTCCAACATGCTTGCCTTGAACGCTGGCGGCCAAGTGCCCACGATGGCTGAATCGTTTGCTGAGAACGTGCTGCCGATTTTGCGTCGGTTCAACGAGGGCGGCAGCGTCAACAACGTGAGCAATGCCAATTCGTCGAGCAATACGTTTTCACAAACCATCACGATCAACGCCGGTAGCAATGTCAACGAGCGCGCGATTGCGCGTATCGTGTTTGATGAGCTGAAAAACATCGAACGGCGGCGCAAATGATCGTGCTCGCTAAGCGCTTCGCGTTCTGGTTTGCGGATCTGTGGCCTGTGAACTGCATCGCCTGCATCTACCTGCGCTTCATCGCCTTTGGCTTTGTGCTCGGGGTGGCCTTTGCTGTGTTGGTGGCGACGGTGTTCGTGCGCACGGTGCATTGGTAGGTTGACGGCATGGCGCTCTACACCTTGTTGCAACCCCACACGCAAAACAACGTCGACTATCGCGTCGGCGACCCCATAGAACTATCCGCGCCCGACGCCGCATTTTTGCGAGCGATCGGCAAGGTGGGCGAACCAATCGCCGCGCCCACGCCGCTGCAAGTCGCCGAAGCCCGCCACACGACACTCGCTCGCTCCAAACGCTGCTGCTACTGATTTTGTAGGCGCGGACTTGGCCGCGCTTCGTCGCTCAATATCTTGTAGGCGCGGACTTGGCCGCGCTTAGTTGCCGGGGAGCGACGCCAAGTCGTCGCCTACAAAGCATCGGGGAGCGACGCCAAGTCGTCGCCTACAAAGCATCGGGAGCGACGCCAGGTCGTCGCCTACATCCGAAAACTTACGACCTAATTCACACAAAAAACCTATCCGATGAACTGCGCACAACGCATCCTCTACAACGGCATGAACCATGCCCGCACCGCCGCTATTCTTGCAAGCTCGGTGCTGCCCGTGGAGCGCACCGTTCGCAGCTTGCCCGCGCTCAAGAGCGGTTCGGCGGGGCTCGCGTTGTCCGGCGCCTATTCCGGCGCGGCCGATGCGCAATTCGACATCGAAATCATCGACGCGACCCCCACCACGCCGATTATCAGCGCCCCTATTCTCACGGGCGTTGGCAATGGCGCGCTATCCGCGCTGTCGTTTTCTGGTGCTGCCCAATCGTTCACGCTAAGCCTCGTCGACGCCGGCTCGCCTGAGTTGTTTGCGGCGGTCGCGTTTGCGGGTACGAAAATCACCGCGCGCGCCACGGGTGCCGCCGGTAACGGTATCAATATCACGGTAAGCCGCGCCGGGCTCACGTTCACGCCGGCGGCGTATTCGCTGCTTGCGCCGCTCCCGAAAGACACGCGCCGGTCCGACGCCGTCGGGCTCGACTTTGGCGCGGCGGTCATGGCGGGTGACGACTTGTTTCCGACCACGGCGAAGCGCCTCGCGTTCGGCTCTGACACGCACCAAATTTATCGCCAGGCGAAGCAATGGACCGGCGAAAAGTGGGAATACGTTTTCGAGCCCGCGATTCAACGCTACATCGCTACGGGCGAGCGCGTATCGGAGGTGACGGGCACCTACACCGTCACGGTGGAGCAGGGCGCAACCACCGAAACGTTTCCGAGCATCAAAACCAATTACGACCTGTTGCTCGCGCTCAATACGTTGTCGGCGCTCGTGCGCATCGACGGCGTGATCGCCAACGACCGCGCCGCCGACGGGCAGGCCGCCGGTGAGCTAACGCTCGACACCGACGCCTACGCCCAACGTCCGATCGGCAACGGCAGCAAAACCGCACAAAACATCGCCCTAGAAAGCGTCACGGTTGACGCCGCCGCACCTACCGAAATCGTGGAGCTAACCTGCTGGGCCACCACCTCGCGCGACAGCCCGAATGCGCACCTCGGCGCGGAACTCTGGAAGGTCAAAGGCTCGGTAACGGGCGACCAAGGCAACTGGAAAACCGGCGACACCATCGCCGCGATCGGCGGCGAATGGTCGTTGAAGATTCCGAGCGTCTACCCCGACGGCTACGGCGTGCCGCGCGGCGCGTTCACCGTTGGCGGTATCGACTACATGCCGCGCGGTGGCGCGGAGGTGGAGCCGCCTATCTGCGTCGCCGGCATGGCCTTGGGCCCGGATGCCGTCGACCAAACCGTAACGCTTGTTTACACCGCGCGTCCGAGCGCCGCTTGCGCGTGCGACGACATGCCCGTCGACGATTTCACATTGAGCGGCTGCTTGATGGGGCCGAATAACCCAACTGTAGGAACCACCACTATGAGCTACCCCGTGGCCATCGCCACAAAGATGACCGACCTGTGGGCGTGGCGGCGCGATCTCGCGCAACGCTACTCGAAAGATATGTTGGTGACTGACACCACGGGCTACGCGCAATCGGGCGACATGTTCGAGAGTGAGTTGAAACGCCTCGCTGTCGCGCAACTCATTTGCGAAATGCTTGAGCGCACCGCTGTCAAGGTTGCCGCCAGCGCACCGGCGTTGACGCTGTGGGACGATGCGTTTGTTGACCTCAAGTCGCATTTCAAAACGCCGTTGTTGGACCCATTGGGCACGTATACGGCGGGTGAGGCTATCGCCGCCGGTGATTGGTGTTATGTCACCTCTGGCAAGGTCTACAAAGCGACGGCGCAAACGGCGGGCCTAGTGTCACGTCCGAGTCTTGTTAATGCGTTGTGCTCTGCGGCGTATTCGTCGGGCGCAACGATCCCTGTGGCGAATCTCGCGATTCCTGATCTGGTTACGGGATTGACGGGGCTGGTCGCGGGTACGGCATACGGCATTAGCCTGACTACGCCGGGCACGATTGAGAGTCAGGGCGTGCCGCATCGTAATAGCACTGCCACGTACGTGGGTCTTGCTGTGTCCACCACGGCGCTGTCGACGTTTGAATCGGCTTCGTTCTTCGACGTATCCGTAGACCGCTTCCGCGCAACCTGCGACGCCGTGCTCGCGAGCGCTGGAATCTCGCCACTTCCGCCGGGAAAGTCTGACGCCAGCATCGTAAGCGACGACGGTTGCTGGCAAGACGAAATTAACGAAAATAAGTATTGGGTGATTGAAGGCAGTAGCCGCGGCGCGTACATGCCCGCGTTCAACAATATCCCTTATTTTTCTAGTCGCAAGGTAGGTTCTTCGATCACGGCTTCGCATGAGTTTGCGTTTCAACTCAACATCAAGTGCCCGCAGCACTTGAAGGTCGGCGATCGCATCACGTTAAAAATTGGCGCGGCTGCGTGGCCTGAGACGTATCAAGTTGGTGACGTCATTCAGTTGCCGATTGTAAGCGCCGCGCCACTCGAATTAGTCGGCGGCCAAAACGGCAGCGCCGATCAACTCTGGCACGTCAATGGCTCGGTTGACGGTGCGTTTGCGCCGTTCACTGCCACCGGCGGTTCCGGCGTTTACTCCGACGGCGGGCTGAACTTCACGCTCACCGCCGGCGGCATTGCTTTCATCAAAGGCGACGCGTTCACATTCGCGGCGGAGGGTGGGCACTGGCGCTGGCGCAAAGACGGCGGCGCATGGTCCGGCGCGCTTGACATCGCGCTCACGCCGGCGGCGCTCTCCGACGGCGTATCGGCCACGTTCACCACTGGCGCGGCCCCCAGCTTCACTGCGGCGGATCTGTACAGCTTCGGCGTGCGGCAACCCAACGCAAGCGCGAACGTCAAGGCTCCGCTGCCCAACGCGTGGCGCTGGTCTACGTCAAGCGCCACGCTTGATGTTGATATGGGTAGCGCAAAGCTGATCGACACTATCGCGATCGGCCTGCACACGTTGCCGCTCGGCGCGACCATCACTGTTTCCGCCGGCACCTCGCAAGGTGCGGCCGACGTGCTCGCGGCTACGGCCATTGCGTACCACCCAGGCACGCTTGCGCACCTGTTGGCGGACGCCATCTCGGCGCGCTGGGTGCGTATCGCGCTCGCCAGCGCCACGGCGGGCAGCATCGGGTGGGTGTGGGTCGGTCAGGCGTTCACGCCGTCGCTATCGGCCAATTACACCGGCCGTCGCGAATACCTCATGGACCGCAGCGGCGGCCGCAACGTGTCGGCAAACCTGCTGGGCTCCGGGCGTG